TCAATAACTTCCTGTAAATGAAAAAGACTGAATTAAACCAAAAATGTATTTACCCGTTTGTGCAACATTCTGTGGATTTCTGATATTTCCTGAGATGGCACTTCCAACGAAGGCAGAAGAATTTGAAATGGTATTCAGCAACTCACGCTGTAAGAGCAACTGCAACGCTTCTGACGGATAACGTTTGGGATACACGCCTGCCTTCATTGCTGCTTTTACACCTGAATTCGAGATGCCGGGATTGCGGATACGAATAATCTCCTCTGTTAATCGCGTACGGTCGGCCCGGCTCATTTTTTGTAATAAGGAGAGCAAACTCTCAGACGATGAACGGTTAAGAAGGCGATATGTTAATGCAGCGCTTTTTAAACCCGCAGCAGCCCCGGCAAGAGAAATCGCATCCAGGGCTGTGTTGGTTGCTGTATACCACTCCTGGGAGTCCATCCACGCAACGTAGTCATCGTGATTCATAGCAATCAACGATAGTCGGCCAAGCCCATTTGCACATTGAATTCCAGTTGCTACACCACCGGCTAAAATCACAGCGGCTATAGCACCGGAAGACCCTGCAGTGAGAGGTATAGCCATACCGGCCCCTGCCGCAAGTACAACAGTAAGAATTGCGGCTCCGCAGGAAATTGCCGTTGAACCAATTTCAGTCGCCAGGGAAGGGGACTGAATCGTAGCCGTTGTTGCGTGAACGGGGTTAACTTGTGAGGCATTTACTTTGGTTATGACTACATGACTAACCGAGCTTTCGTTTGGTGTCGCAATCCTTCTTGATGGCCGTACTAGCCACTGACGTGTACCGTCTGAGTAGATAATCCCGGCCTGGCTAAAATTTCTGCTGCAGTCCAGTTGACCTGCAAGTGCTGTGAAATTTATATCGCCGCCAGAGGCAAGACCAAGACTGCGTGCGAGTTCGTAATCTGGAAGATCCTTTGAAAGTTGTCCTGTGAATGTCACTTCATCTCTCCGTCCGTGTGAAACGTTGATTGTTAATAAATCAAGAGTAAAGGTCCTGTTAACACTTAAAATTAGGAATGTTCCGAATAGTGTTCATCCCTCTCAAATCCATTAAAAATGTGATTAGGATCCTTTGTTCGTTCGACTTGCTTAGATGATACGCCTAATGCTGACACAAACCTTTCCCGGGTCAATGCAACGCCATATTTATCAGGGGGAAAAATTTCAGGAGTTAACAAAAAAATAAGCCCGCGTAAGGGAGATTTACCCCCCTTACAGCAGGGGCTCTCAGCGGTGCAATGCGGGTTTGTGCGGCACACAAGACCACTGAAAGCCACTAAAAACCACTATGATGTGGACGCAGTGTGGACACTCACGGTACTCACTCCACCTCTCAATGGGTTTAGCGAAATCGCATCCTGTAGATATTCAGGTGCAAAGTGTGCATAGACCATTGTTTGTTCTATGCGGGAATGCCCGAGTATCCTTTGCAATGTGATAATGCTCCCACCATTAATCATGAAATGCGTTGCGAAACTATGTCGTAATGCGTGGGTTGCCTGACCGGCAGGTAAATCTGGTTTTAACTCCTTCATTAGTCGCCTAAATGCCGGATAATTGGCATCTGGGAATAAAAATCCTCGCTTGTTTCCAGTAATCAACCCTGCAACCTCATCTGATATTGGGACGGTGCGGGGCTTGTTTGTTTTTGTTTTGACAAAAGTGCAGCGATTATGGATCACATTTTCAGCTTTGAGTCTTGCCGCTTCGCTCCACCTTGCCCCGGTGCTAAGACAGAGGATTGCGATTTTTTTATTGTCACCTTCTAGTTTTGAAAGAAGAAGGGCGATCTCGTCCTGAGTAAGATATCCCGTTTCAGGTTTATCTTCTTTTAGCCTTTTCATACCCCGGAACGGGTGTTCACCGAAAAACAATTCTGCATCAATAAGGGCGGTGAACATTCCGCTAAGGCAGGTTAGGTCACGATTAATACTCGATGGTTTAACGCCTTGTGACCTGCGTATAGCGGTGTATTGGCTTATCACAGATTTAGTAATCTGAAATGCACAAGGGTCACCGGTTATCTTTGTGAAAATCTCTATTTTCCCCAGATTAGACTTACCATGAACCTCGTGCTTACCCTTCAACTCCCACCAGATTTTCGTTAGCTCTGACAGATGCCGCTTATCTGTCGGTTTCGCTAACCAATCCTTGTTGTGGTGGTTGTATTGGGTATGTTTCTCAAAAGCGATAGCTTCGCTTTTCTTGTCGAACTTCCTGCGGATGCGCTTTCCGTTGCGCCCAGCAGGTCTGATGTCCACTTCATAACGACCATCATCGAGTTTCTTAATACTCATGAAACCCTCCGACTTACGTTTTGTTTGATTTTGTTACATGTCGTACCAGTATGTTTCGAATATTTCTCGACCAGTAACATGCATTTTAGGTGCATGTAATGTCGGTAAAGAGTTAGCCAATCTTTTGGTCTGAGTGCTGCGAGGTTGTTTCGGATTGCCCAAAGTGTGCGAGAGCCGGCGCTATTTGCCCGGACTCGGGGGATATGGTTTCAGTCATAAACCATAATGTGTATTTACTAAAACGGGGGTTTTGCAGGATTTTCATTGTTACGTCGGTAGGAGGGATCGTTCTGCCACTCTCATAGTAAGTTAGTGAACTGTATGGAACTCCTGTAATTTCAGCGAATTGCTTTCTGTTTAACCTTTCAGACTCTCGCATAAGTGCGAGCTTCTCATTGATAGCAGTTGACATGTTATCGAGATCCTCTAATAATCTACGGTATTCTCTATTTTGTTTCATGATTCTCTAAGTTCATTGCTAAACATTAGAGAACATTGAAACCCATTGGTTAGATCTAGATGAGAGGTTAACAGATGAGTAAACAAATTGTCAGCAGTAGCGATGCAGTGCCATACAAAGAGTTTGCAAGGCTTATTGGTAAATCCCCCGATGCCGTACGTGGAATGATTGAGAAAGGGAAGCTTCCTGTAATCGAAATGACCGACCCAAAATCGTCAGCTAAGCGGGCTGGTGAGTATTGGGTTTACCTTCCAGCTTGGAACAAAGGAATGCAATTAGCGTATGAAAGCCGCCCGAAAGAGATTCGCGATGGCTGGTTGATGTGGTTAGGTTTAGGCGAACCGGTTTAGGAGTAATGTCATGACTGAACCTCGTTGTATTGCTCAGTTACTCCGTAACGAGAGCCCGACCCCGATTAACTTCACCATCACCCACGGCCGGGGACGTAAAGGCATCATTATCCGTACCCGTAAGCCTGGCATTTTGGCCGCTGTTGTTAAGCGCATTATGAAAATCAGAGAGGTGTCAAAATGGCTGTGATGACTCTTGATTTGGTACAAAAACAACCTGCTGCACTGCGCGTTGTCATCGGCAAACATCTTGCAGAACCTCGCTGGCAGGACTCCTGCGATTTTTACAATCAGATGATGGAGCGCGACCGCCTGACGGTCTGTTTTCACGCTCAGCTTAAACAGCGTCATGCGACCATGCGCTTTGAAGAAATGAACGATGTAGACCGTGAGCGTCTGGCCTGCGCGATTGACGAGCTGCGCGGTGCGTTTTCTAAACGGCGTCAGGTCGGTGCCAGTGAATCGGCGTATATAAGTTATCTGACAGTAAGCCAGCGCCGCACTTTATTCCTTCACGCAGGATTAACTGAAAAGGAATTTAATCAGCCTTACTGGCGAGTTAATGAGGAGTCATGTTATTGGCGTGAGAAATTATTTCGTGCGCTACGTGAGTTATTCAGCCTCTTTGAATATGCCCCAACTATTTTGACCTCGGTTAAGCCCGAGCAATATTTGCATTAATTAAATAAAGGAAATTTTTTACGCGCTTGAATGCGTGGGACATCTTTTTGTCTGGAGCCGGGTAAATGGAAAAAGAAATATCAGTTCCTCGCAGCAACATGAAAGAGTTGTTAGCGCAGGCCACCTTTGAGGCTCAGATAGTCACCGCGACGCGTTTAGCGTCTGCGCTCGATTCTCTGATAGCTCACATTTGCAAGTCAGAAATGAACCGCACGGAAATCATTGAACTGTTGGGGCAGGAGTCCGAAAAGCTTCACAGCTCTATATTAAATCAGCGATAAGTTAATAAGAGGCTGCATGAGTATTAATATTGTTATCGATAATAAGTTCGTAATTACCAGCGACCAGTTCCAGTTTATTTTGCAGGAAAAGAAAATCGCTAAGTCTGGAAAGAATGCCGGTAAAGAGTGGCTCGATACTGTTGGTTTTTATCCAACAATTGGCAAGCTCGTTTCCGCTTTAGTGCTGCACAACATTTTAACCGGCGAAGCTCGTCAGTTTTCTGAATTAGAGAAGCAGGTCGAGAAGTTAGGTCAAAAATGTCTCGAAGCATTCACTGCTAATGGCCGTTGAGACCCGGGGGCGCGTTGCCCCCTCGCCACCCCCACCAATACCAAAAAGCACCGGTGAGAATTTCGTCGGTGCTTATCCGTGGAACAAATCCCGCGAGGCCATTGGCCGCGACAGACCCCTTACACGTGCCGAACTCCGTCAGGTGCAAGGTGTTTTAAACCGGATTGACCGTCTGCCGTTTTTCCTGCAAACGCTGTTTACCTCGCGTTATAACTTCATCCGCCACACAAAGAGCCCTTTGGGTGGACTGTATTTCCTCAAAAACACGTTTGAGCGCAAGCTGTTGCCGCGTCTTGAGCGGGTTAATGAACTGTGCGGGATGAATGAATCCGCCTCGATAGGTTTTTTATCTGCGCGTGATGAATATGCACGCCTGCCGGATATGAACGACAAAGAGCTCAGGAAATTTGCTGCCAGAATAGCCTCGCAGCTCTGGAGCAGATACGAAGAATTAAGCGATGCATGGGCGCACGCTCACGGCGGCAGAGAGACCCTCTTCACTGATGAGGCGCAGGCGCATTTATACGGAAAGGTTGCCGGAGTCGCGCGCGCTTTTAACTTTACCCCGATGTACTGGAAAAAATACCGTAAGGGTCAGATGACGATCCGCATGGCATTTTCCGCTATTTCACGTCTGATTAAGGATGAGTGGTGGGTTAACCAGCTCAAGGCGCAGCGTATGCGCTGGCGCGAGGCGCTGCTCATTGCTGCCGGTGAGGTCAACAAAGACCGCTCCCCCTACGCCAGCAAAATGGCGATCCGCGATGTACATGCGCGACGCCTGGCTAATCTCGAATACCTGAAATCCTGCGAGCTCGAAAACAAAGTCACCGGCGAGCGTATCGACCTCATCAGTAAGGTCATGGGGAGTATTTCTAACCCTGAAATCCGCCGTATGGAGCTGATGAACACTATCGCCGGGATTGAGCGCTATGCGGCCAGCGTTGGTGATGTTGGGATGTTTATCACGCTGACCACACCATCGAAGTATCACCCGACACGTCAGGTCGGCAAGGGCAAAAACAAAACGGTACAGCTTAATCATGGCTGGAACGAAACCGCATTCACCCCCAAAGACGGGCAGCGCTATCTGTGCCGAATCTGGAGCCTGATGCGCACCGCGTTCAAAGATAACGATTTAGAGGTTTACGGGATGCGCGTTGTCGAACCGCACCACGACGGCACGCCGCACTGGCACATGATGCTGTTTTGCAAACCCGGTCAGCGTAAAGCCATTAACGAAATTATGCGTCGTTATGCCCTCAAAGAGGACGGTCATGAAAAGGGTGCGGCAAAACAGCGCTTTGAGTCACGTCATCTTAATCAGGGCGGCGCGGCGGGTTATATCGCTAAATACATTGCCAAAAATATCGACGGTTACGCACTCGACGGCCAGCTCGACCACGACACCGGCAAGCCCCTGAAAGATACAGCCGCCGCCGTCACCGCATGGGCGTCCACATGGCGCATCCCGCAGTTTAAACCAATTGGCCTCCCGACGATGGGCGCTTACCGCGAACTGCGCAAGCTGCCGCGTGGCGTGAGTATCGCCAGTGAGTTTGACGACCGTGTCGAGGCTGTCCGGGCTGCTGCTGATGAAGGTGAATTTGACCTGTATATCATCGCGCAGGGAGGAGCAAACATTAAGCGTGATGCTCAGGCCGTCAGGGTCGCCCGTAAGGTGACGGATGAGGTCAACGAATACGAGGAAGATATCGAGAGGGTGGTCGGTATTTATGCCCCTCACCTTGGGGCTGACCGTGTCCGTGTAACCCGTACAGCCGAATGGCGCATCGTTCCAAAGGTTTTGGCCGTTGAGCCTTTGACCTTAAAAAGCGGCTTCGCCGCGCCTCGGAGTCCTGTCAATAACTGTGGAAAGCTCACCGGTGGTGGCGATCCAGTTATGAACCCCACACCGTCTGAGCAAGCCGCAGCGGTGTTAAATCTGATTGAGCGCGGGGTTATCGGCTGGAATGAGCCAGACGTCGTGAAGGTGCTTAACGGTGCGTTGAAAGCTGGCACACCGCGCAAAAATCGCCAGCAAAGAAGCAACGCGCCGCTCAAAACGAGCGAGCAAGCGCCATCAGCCAGGATGACAAAACCCGAAAGGGATCGCGTCGCGAAAATTCGTTTCGATTTGGCTCAGGAGGGCATTACCCCGGAACGGTGGGAGCTCGATGCGCTGGCGCGTGGAGCAACGGTGATTTATGGCGATAAAAAATTCAGATATTCGGCTGATGATGAGTGGCCGGGTCATACACACAAAAAGGAGTGGAGTTTATGTTAGTTTATTTAATTCAGACGGGTAATTACTAGTGCACATTTGATTAGGCGATCCAAAAGGGGATGAATCACTGGATGTCATTTCCCCCGTAGACAAGAAGACAGGAATAATAGAAATCTTTTAGATGCTTAATGAGTATTGTGTTGGCATAGTTGCGAAGCTCGTCGATATCGTAGAATCGCATTGAAAGCCGCTTGCTGAAAAGGAGTTGATATAAAATTGCTCTATTGCAAGTCAGATGCTGGAAAATAGTAGTTAATGCAGCGTTGTGTTGCTCTTGTAGGAACCTATAGTGCCAGAGAAGATTTTTTTAATTTTTGAAAGCAGGCGGAAAGCTCTGGTTACCGCCTGTATAACAATTTACTGGAGATGAATTCAATGTTTTATTGTTGCCTATTTGTTTCTGGTTACTGTTTTTAAATCTTCGACCGACTTTTTATTGCCTGTGGTTTCAATAATATTCCCGTAGTAAAACTCAGGCGCATTTGTATCTTTTAAGATCCAATCAATAATTTGCTTTACTGACTCTTCTTTTGTTATATGACCTTTCTTGAGGATTTCATATAATTCCTTGCCAGCGTTTGTTAACTCCCATACCTTAACTTTTGGTTCTTCTTTCACTTTATCTGCGTCAATAAAGAAGTATTTATCAGAGCTGCTGAGGTAAAATACTTTAGGTATGGCATCCCCATTAAGGACAAACCGTTGCGTGGGCCACGTACTTTGGTGATACATGCCAGGGGTAAATGATGTCATTAGGCCAGCATCATTCAACTTACGCACTTTATCGGCAGGGATAAATGAATTGTTATCATCGCCATTCTCAATCAGGTACGAATTGTAAAATATAAAATCCAGAGACTCTGAGAAAATCTCGGCTTCTTCTTTTGATAAATTCTTTATTACATCAAGGGTCCTTATACTAACAGTTTTAGGGGTGTTTATTTCCTCCGCCAGAATTCGACCCCAGACATACTGAATAGATTCGTCATTTATTAGCTTGGCATCATTTCGCCATCTGTTTATAAAATCTTGTGATGGCTCACTTCCTTCATCAGAAACATCATTAATATAATGAGGTGTGTTTTTTATGCAGCCTAAAAGGTTTGTGACTTCTTCATCTTGCAAGGTGCTGACAATTAATGATTTGATATCATGACTAGGGACAGTGACCTGGTTGCTTTCATTTTCATATACGGCTTCCCCAGATATAATTTTTTTCATGTCGGCATAATCCTGAGCATTAGACAATCTTATTCTTCGCTCTGCCTCAGCGTGTCTTTTACCGAAAAGGATATTGAAAATGTATTTAGCTCCCTTAGGTGAGGAGTTTAATATTTCGGTGAAATCTGCCTTGATATTTATATTTGGTTCCGATGGTGTGTTTTCTTTTGACATTTTTTTTCCTAAGTGAGTGTGTGTTTAGTTAATGTAAATAACTTAAAAATCACATGCAATACAGAGATGATTTGATAAGTTTAAAGTCTAACTATTTCATGCGGCTATAGCATATAAATGAGTAGGTTTTTTCATGACTCATAAATTTTTTAGGAGGTTTGCATACTAAAATATAAGTCTGTAAATCTGTTTTGCGCTTGTTGTGCCATGGCCTACACTACGCAATTTGTTAAATAACCAACGCGAACATTGGTAAGCTAAAACTCGGTCAGATTGTTAAAGACCTATTGAATCATACTATAATGTAACAATATATGGATCTATATCAATATGTTATCTCTCATTTATGAAAATCCTTGGACGACGGTTTTTTTGTTGGTTGTCGTCAGTTGTTGCCTAAACAGTATCATTGGCGCATTGCGCGGCCAGTAAACACCATAAATAACCACGCTAACCGGCACGGAAAATGCTGGTTTTTTAATGCCATTTATCCGCGATTTTCCCGTTTTTAAGCAGCGCATGCATCAGGTGCATGAATTTGCATTCGTTTTTTATTCCTGCGTTTGCCAGCCAGCGCCAGCGCTGGCGCGGCTCGGGGCTGATGATGCACCTGCATTAAAAGCACCCCGTTAAGCGCGGAGGCGAGGCGGGGATAGCACTGCGCGCCAGACGTGGTGACAGGATTTATTTTACGCGTCTGTGCGCGTCGTGGTGGCGCGCTGTTGAGTGCGGTCAGCTAATGAGGTGCTGGCGTGGTTGCGCCGCGTGTGCGGCGTCTGGCTCGCTCTGAGGGGATGCCGCCCGGAGGCGGCATTCTGGAGGGGGGTTACTCAGTTTCGATGTTGTAATCCTTAAAGCGGATAACCTCTAAACCGAGCCATTCATTGATTTCTTTGAAACGCTCCTGCAATGGCGTCAGCTCGTTACGTACAAACACCCGCGCCACCTTCTCGATATCACCCATTGAGCCAATATTCTCGGGCTTGCCGCCCATAAGCTGGAACGGTACACGGTGCGCATCGAGCAGGTCGGCGGCGCTCACCTTTTTGATGTTGAAAAAATCATCCTTCGTGGCGACTTCACTCAGCGGCACAATCTTGATGCCGTCCGGTTTCCCGTTCGGGGCATAGAAAAACAGGTTTTTGAAATTCCCGAGCCCTTTCGAGTCGCGCATCGCGGAGCGCAGCGCCTCGACGTCGGTGCTGCTCTGCGCCGCGTCGGTGACGTACATGATGTAACCCGCGTGCGCGCCGTTCTGGTAATACTTGCGACGAAACAGCGTGGCGGATTCATTCAGCCAGGCAGAATTAAGCGCGCTCAGGTATTCCGGCATCCCGTACAGCTCCTGATTGATGTCAGGCTCAAGCAGATGACAGACTGAGCCGGGGGCGAACTGGTGCGGGTGCGAGAAATCCGACACGTACCAGTAAACATCCTCCTCGACACCCCGGCGGGTGTATTTGGCCGGGGAGGTTTCAAGCTTCATGAGCTGGCCGGTCACGCTCATGCGCTTCTCAAGATAGCCGTTAGCAAAAACCAGATAATCGAGCACAAGGCGGCTGAAATCCTGACGGGACAGCAACGGGTGCGGGATGTAGGTACTCGTCAGGATGTTGCGCTTCACGTAAATCGGGGAGCTGTGATGCACGGCGGCGCGCAGGCTTTTCGCCAGCCCGGAGAAGTTGACCGGCGGCTCGTACCATTTGCCGTTATTGATGCACTCGACATAGTCGAGGATATCGCGGCGATCCAGAACGGGTGACGGCTCGCCAAAGGTGAACGCCTCCATTTTCTGCGGTGTGCTGGCGGTCTTGATGGTCTGTTTTGGCTGTTTGTTTTGGCGTTTTTTCATCTTAGTTAATATCCAGAATGGAGGTTGAATGCATACCGCTACCGGCGGAAAGTGGCTCGTTTAACAGAGCGTGCATGGTCGCCCATGCGATATCCGCGTGGCTGGCTTCCTCACTGCGGCTGGCTTCATAGGTGGCACTGCGGCCACTGCTGGTCATGGTTTTGCGGATAGCCATAAATGACTGCGTGATGTCGGTCGCACCGGCGTCATACTCCAGACACCCGCGCCGGATGGTGTCTTTCGCTTTCAGCACCATTGCGGTTTTCATTTCCGGCGTGTAGCGGATGGCGCGCGCTGCCGGGAAGAATGAGCGCACGAGCTGGTAAACCCCCTGGCCGATGCCGGTCGCATCGATGCCGATATAGTCGACCGTGTATTTCTCGGTCAGCGCACGGATGGCCTCGGCCTGCGCGGCAAAATCCATGCCTTTCCACTGGTGACGCTCAAGGATGCGGAACTTGCCACCGGCAACCAGCGGCGGAGCCAGCACCGCACAGCCTGCGCTGTCGCCGGTGTGTGACGGGTCGTAGCCAATCCATACCGGGCGCCAGTTAAACGGACGGTCGGCGAATGGCTCGAAGTCCTCCCATTCTTCCATCGCATCGACCATGCAACGCTGGAGCTCCTCGAACGGGAATACCGACGCTTTATCGTCGACGAACTCGCACATAAACAGGTTACGGAAGTCATCCGCGCTGTTTTCCTGTCTGAGCTGGTAGAGGTTAAACAGGGTACAGCCCCCGGCGAGCGCGTCCTCAATGGTGACAATCTGCCGCCACTGGCCGTCCCCGCATAACATGCCCCCGGCAAGCGCCTGATGACTGATATCGATGTCGACACGTTCGTCGCGGTTACTGCGGCCACGGTTAAACAGTTCCCCTGACCAGAACGGATAAGCACCGTGCGCCAGCGTCGACGGCGTCGAAAAATAGGTGGTGCGCAAATGCGACTGCGACGCCATACCGGAGGCGACTTTTCGCAGCTTCTGGAAATTGGGTATCCAGAAAATTTCATCGACGTACAGGTCGCCGTTATGACTCTGCGCGGTGTTGGAGTTGGTCCCGAGGAAAATCAGCTCTGCGCCGTTGTTGCCGATGACAATCGGGTCGCCTGACAGGTCGACGTCGACCAGACGCGCAAAGGCGATGATGTACTTACGGAAAACGTAAGCCTGCGTTTTACTGGCTGATAAAAATATCTGGTTTTGCCCGGTCTTAAGGGCGCGCAGAAGCGCCTCACGCGCAAAGTAGAACGTTGCGCCAATCTGGCGCGATTTGAGGATGTGGCGGATGCGGTGCTCTAACCCGGCTTTATGCCACCTGAGCTGATACTCAAACGACTGGTCAAAGAAAATCTCTTCCAGCTTTTCAATCGCTTCTTCACTGAAGAAATTACGTTTCGGCTTTTTGCGATCACCTCTGTTGCGGCTGGCGATATTGGGGTTTAAATCCACCTCGTTTCCGGTCTGGCCGTAGCGGTTCACGCGCGCAAGGCGCTCCATCTGTCGCGACAGAAAATCAGCGACCTTAAAGTCGTGAGGCGTCAGGTCGGGCTTGGCGTAAAGCTGAATGAGGCGCGCCTCTAACGTCGATTCAACGCGGTTAATCGGCGCAGTTTCCTCCCATCCATCACGCTGTTTCCAGCTCTGCACCGTGGGGCGCTTGAGTTCCAGCATGTTGCAGATTTGCGGCACGGCGAACCCCTGCCAGTACAACAGCCGCGCCTGTCGTCGCGGGTCATTGAGTAATGAAAGGTCAGTTGAAATGGTCATGCTTACCTCGTTTTGATGTTACGAGGCAAGGCTAAGGAAATGACCGTGCTTAATCGCTAAACCCCTGTTGTGTCAGGGATTGCACTTCCGCAACAGGTGGCTGATGAGGGGCTGAGTCGGGAAACTAACCCCGACCCGAAAACCCAACATCAGGACACCTGAACAATGGCAAAGAAAGTTTCTAAATGGTTTCGCATCGGCGTCGAGGGTGACACCTGCGATGGCCGCGTCATCAGCGCTGATGACATTCAGGAAATGGCCGATACGTTCGACCCGCGCGTCTACGGCTGCCGCATTAACCTCGAACATATCCGGGGGCTGCTGCCTGACAGTCTGTTTAAGCGATACGGCGATGTAGTCGAGCTAAAAGCTGAGGTTATCAGCGATGGCTCTGCGCTCGACGGCAAAAAGGCGTTGTTTGGCAAAATCCAGCCCCTTGACGAGCTGGTCAGCATGGTTAAGGCCGGGCAGAAGGTTTACACCTCAATGGAGATCCGCCCGAATTTTGCCAACAGTGGCAAGTGCTATCTGGTTGGCCTCGCCGTCACCGATGACCCGGCAAGCCTCGGCACCGAATACCTCGAATTCTGTAGCCGCGCCACGCAGAACCCGCTCGCCGGTAAAAAAGACCAGCCGGGCGATCTCTTCTCTGTGGCCTCACTGGCTGAGCTGGAATTTGAAGACGTTCCCGACACCATGCTCAACAGCCTGACCGACAAGGTAAAGGCCATTTTCAGCCGCAAACAGGCCAGCGACGACGCACGTCTTGCAGATGTGCATGAGGCTGTGACCACCGTCACCGAGCTGGTGCAAACCAACCTCACCGCCACCGACCAGCGCGTCACCGAGCTTGAGACCGAACTGGCGCAGCTTAAGCAGGACGTGACCAGCAAGGCCGAAGAAAGCGCGCAGGCGTTTAACGACCTGAAAAACTCCCTCGATAACACCGAAAGCCAGCGCCAGCCGCGCCGCGAGCTTTCAAAAGGTGGTACGGGCGACGAGCTGCTGACCAACTGCTGAAAACCCGCCGGGCGCGCCGCCCGGCCTGATACCTATTACCCGAACAGGAAAAACCATGCGTAAACAAACCCGCTTTAAATTCAATGCCTACCTGACCCGCGTCGCGGAGCTGAACGACATTCCCACCGATGACGTGGCGAAGAAATTCACCGTCGAGCCGTCGGTCACGCAAACCATGATGGACACCGTGCAGGAATCGTCCTCATTCATGACGAAAATCAACATCGTGCCGGTCGACGAGCTGAAAGGCGAAAAAGTCGGTGTGGGTGTTAACGGCACAATCGCGAGCACCGCTGATACTGACGGCGATGGCGAGCGTGAAACCGCTGATTTTACTGCGCTGGAGTCCAATAAATACGAGTGCGCGCAGATTAACTTTGACTTCCATATCCGCTACAAACAGCTCGACCTGTGGGCGCGATTCCAGGACTTCCAGACCCGTATTCGTAACGCCATTATCAAGCGTCAGGCGCTCGATTTCATCATGGCCGGTTTCAACGGCATTAAGCGCGCCGCAAAATCTGACCGCAAAAAAAATCCGATGCTTCAGGATGTGGCCGTGGGGTGGTTACAGAAGTACCGCAATGAAGCGCCAGCGCGTGTGATGTCAAAAATCACCGACGAGGACGGCGCGGTCATTTCCGATGTGATCCGCGTGGGTAAAAACGGCGACTATGCGAACCTCGACGCGCTGGTCATGGATGCCACCGGCAACCTGATTGATGAGATTTATCAGGATGACCCGGAGCTGGTTGTCATCACCGGTCGCAAGCTGATGGCGGATAAATACTTCCCTATCGTCAATAAAGACCAGGAAAACAGCGAGTCGCTGGCCGCTGACATCATCATCAGCCAGAAGCGAATCGGCAACCTGCCTGCCGTGCGCGTGCCTTACTTCCCGGCGAATGCCCTGATGGTGACGCGTCTCGATAACCTGTCTATCTACTTCATGGATGACGCGCATCGCCGCAGCATCATTGAAAACCCGAAGAAAGACCGCATCGAGAACTACGAGTCAATGAATACCGACTACGTGGTCGAGGCATACGCTGCCGGTTGCCTGATTGAAAATATCAAGCTCGGTGACTTCACCGCACCTGCTGCACCGGAAAGCGGAGAGTAAGCCATGACGAGTCCCGCAGCGCGTCACATGATGCGGGTCTCGGCCTCTGAAACAGCGCGGCGGGCTGCTGTCCCGCTGCGCAATGCAACTGCCTATGAGCAGATGCTCGTTAAGCTGGCCGCAGACAACCGCACGCTAAAACAAATCCGATCCAATGAGCGCAAGGCAGATAAAAAGCGTGAGCTGCTGCCGTTCTATCTGCCATGGGTGGCTGGCGTCCTCGCAAACGGCAAGTGCGCGCAGGATGACATCGTCATGACGGTCATGCTGTGGCGTCTCGATGCTGACGATATCGCCGGGGCGCTGGAAATTGCCCGTTACGCCATGACCTGGGGTCTGACCATGCCGACCGGTCGACGTCCGACGCCTTACCTGCTGGCCGAAGAGGTGGCACTGGCCGCGCAGCGCCTGCTCGCTGCAAAACAGCCGGTCGAACTGGCGAACCTGCTTGACACCATTGCACTGACTGAACGCGCTGACATGCCCGATATCGTGCGCGCAAAGCTGCACAAAATCACCGGCTATGTCCTGCGTGATGCGAGTCAACTGCCCGAGGCGCTGGCGCACCTGCAACGTGCGATCCAGTTAGAACGCACAATCGGTGTGAAAAAGGATATCGAGCAGTTAGAGCGCCAGCTCAGGCCAAAACCCGAACCGGCACCGAAAACCAAAACGACTAAACCGCGCACGCGCAAACCTGCCGCTAAACCGGCGGCACGGCGCGGGCGTCCACCAAAGGCGGCAAAAGCCGCAGGTTAACCGAGCGCTCCCCGAGCCGGGCGGCACGCCGGTCAATGCGGGTATCAATTGCCCTGACTGCGACCGGCGTCCACCGCCCACCTATTACCCGAGGTTGTCATGACGACGCTGATTATTGAGCAAAACAAAGAGCCGCAGGATGTGCCGGGCGTGGTGATACCGCCGCCGGGCGTGAGCGAGCCGGTAATCAAAAATACCCCGTTTTTTCCTGATGTTGATCCGAAGCGCGTGCGTGAGGAAATGCGTTTAGAGCAGACCGTTTCCCCTGTGCGCCTGCGCCGGGCAATTAAGACCGCCATCGCAGAGACGAACGCGGAGCTGGTGATGCGCCGCGCGATAGATGCGCCCATTTCCGTGAGATAAATGGCATCGCTGCGGCGTTTCAATATTGGCAAAAGAATTACAATCCTACCGCGTCATCCTCCCTCTGACCATCTACCGGAAAATACCGGTACAGCGTCGATACCCCTACACCGTAGATAATGGCCAGTTGCTGGCGGGTGTGCCCCTTAGCCAATAGCCGCCCAATCTGTTCCCGCTCATGCAGCTTTAATGCGTTGGGCCTTCCACCTATGCGCCCCTGTGCTCTGGCTGCTGCTAGCCCGGCCAGCGTTCGTTCGACGATTAGCTCGCGCTCCATCTCCGCCAGTGCAGACATCACGTGGAAAAAGAAGCGCCCCATGGCAGTGCTGGTATCAATACTGTCTGTTAAAGAGCGGAAGTGGGCACCGCGTTCATGTAACTCTGATATCAGTGCGATCAGGTTCTTAACGCTGCGCCCCAGCCTGTCCAGTTTCCACACGACCAGGGTGTCTCCGCTATTAACGCACTTTAAAGCACGTTTCAAACCGGGACGACTGGCAACTTTTCCGCTCATACGGTCTTCAAAAATACGGTCACAGTTTGCGCTTGTGAGTGCATTACGCTGTAAATCGCTGTTCTGGTCGATTGTTGATACGCGGATATAACCAATAACGGCCATCAATTCTCCTCCTGTATGTTGCGGTGGTAGGATTTTTACAGATTTCGCTATGTGTAACTGCTTTTCCAAAAACCTTGGTTTGGGGGAACTGGCAAAAACGCCTCGTTTTCTCGTAAGCAAAGGCTCAAATGCGAACGGCTGGTATGAGATTTATAGTGACGGGTTTAAGCGAGTTGGTCAGGCGTGGTCTACCCCATTGTCTATTCCTACACCTGCAAGCGGTGTCAGGGTTAACTACCCGATAAGTTTCACCTCAAAACTGAATGGCCTTTTTGTCACTGAGAACGGGAATACCTCTAATAACTTTGAATTTGCAAACCCGGCGCAAATTGGCTTTACCGGATTCAATATGGCGACAATGGAGGTAACACTCAGTTCGTCACCAATAACAAGTTATGGCTCATCTTTTACGGGTTTTTATGTCGCGGAGGGATATTAAATATGTGGTACTGGAATCCAGTCGATTGCAACGAAGCGTTGCCGGGTCTGTACGATTTAACTCACTGCGTAGAAATTGAGGATGATAACCACCCATTTAAAACGGGTGATTTACCTGCTGGTAAAATGTGGTCGAACGATGCCAGCAATCACCCGATATTAGTAGACATCCCCCCACCATCGCCTGAAGACGTAAGGGCGGAGAACGAGGCTATAAGAAGTCAACTACGCGCAACAGCAGATGCTGAAATAGCCTGGAGGCAGGACGCTGTTGACGCCGAAATCGCGACAGAACAGGAAGCCGCTGAGCTGGTTGAATGGAAAAAATACCGGGTTTTGTTGATGCGCGCTGATACAACAAAACCCGTATGGCCTACAGTTCCGGGGGAACAGGCCAGTTAATATCAGGGGCCGTCGACGTATCGACGGCTTGCAGTCGTTTGATATAAGCCAGCCACTCAATAAGGCTGGCTTTATCTTTATCGCTGATAATGCCTAACTGTAGTTCGGTCTGCCAGAGACTGATTGTAGCCCTGGCCTCAGCCAGCAATGCCGTTTTCTGCTGCTCTGCTGCAACAATTTCCGCAGCGTGTAACCCTTCCGTATCCGTCACCCAACTGTTGCCGTTCCACGTATCATATGGCGTCTCGGGTGCCTGTGTGGTGGTGTCTTCGGGATAATTGCCAGGCAAAGAAACAATCACCGCTTCGCCTGTTTTAATGTTGTATACCGTCTCACCGCGATGATCGGGGAGGTACTCCCACGCGGTAAAATCGTCTGTACGGCAAATTGCAAAGCCTTCTTTTCTTTCTCCCGGCTCGTCGGTGCACGAGTTTGCTGGCAAGCCAACTCCCACTGCCAGATATTCAACAGATGTGGAAAGATATTCGCGCGTTTCATCTTCGTAGTTATATACAGTAATATATCCTGCCACCGTGGCAATAAGCTCGCTGTTTAATTTTGCCTGCGTCAT